AAAGGTGAATTTGTTGCAAAATATGCTGGTGAATTAGGTAATTCATTATCAGTTTCATTATGTGATTCTGCTAATTGGATAGCTCCTGCTACTGGAACAGTATCTGCAAGACATACTGTTGAAGACCGTGAAGATGAAAGAGAATTAATTGTTCTTAGAATTATAGGTGAAGGTGTTTCTTCTGCTTTATCTGCCTTTGAATTAGATGCTGGTAAAATTGCTAGAACTGCTACTGCTGGTTTACAAAAATTAGTCGGCGAAATTGACCATGTTGACACGACTGTAACTTATCGCAAAATCACTTTAGTATCAGATGCATTAACTGTATTAAGATCACAAAGTTTAGTTGCTGGTGATGTTGACGTTTATGTTGGTGCTAATAAAGTTGGCGAAATAGATGGTTTATACAAATATTGGAATGATTTAGATCATCAATATGAATTATCTGAAAAAGTTTTTTATGTTAGATTAGATGATGTTGAAGTTTATGATATCACAGTCAATAATATTTTAAAAGTAAGAGTTCCTCAAGAAGATGCATCTATCGTATATGAAACAATTGGTGTTGTTGAATCAGTTGAAAATGTTGTTGTTGCTTACTTAAAAGCTCCTGCTCAATATAATATCTTTGATGAAACTTTTACTGTTGAATGGAAATATAAATCAAGATTTAATAAAGCTCCTGGAACAAGTGCATTTGCTGCTGCTAATAACGGTTCTAATGACGAAATTCATATGGTTGTTGTTGATAGTCTTGGTAAACTTGCACCTGCAGGAACTGTTATAGAACAATTTGCTGGTCTATCTAAAGGTAATGATGGAAAAGTAGGTGGTAGAAATAACTATTATAAAGATGTAATCAATTCTTCTTCTAATTGGGTTTGGTGGTCTGATCATCCTGCTGGTGATGATGTTGATTCATTATTTGTTTCTTCTTTTGCAATTACTCCAAGTAGTAAAGATATTTCTGCATTTGCTAATTATAATTCTACAGTAGCAGGAACAGTAAAAGCAACTTCAACTGCTCATGGATTAGTTGGAACTTCTTCACAAGTAATTGCTGGAACTACTAATTATAATGGCACTTATCTTATTACTGTTATAGATGCTGATAATTTTTACTTTACACATGCTTGGGTTGCTACAGAAACAGGTACTTTCTCAACTGTTCCTGTTAATTATAATCCAGGAACTGTTGCTATTGTTCCTAATAAAGGTATCGTTTCAATTTCTAACGGTGGTTATTTATCTTTCACACCTGCTTCTAATTGGGATTTAGTTCCTTTTGCAGTTACATTTAAAACTAATAAAGCACCTACTGTTGTAAATTCTTTAACTGTTAGTCAAAATATAACTAATGTATTTTCTGTAACTAATTTACTAGATACTGGTGTTAATTTTGGTTCTTCTGTTATTAATAATACATTTAAAAACCTTGCAAATGTATTGACTCGCCAATTATCTGGTGGTGTTGATACAATTAAAGCACATACATCTAATGGTAATTTATCTGAAGCATATGATCTTTATCAACAAAGTGATTTATATGATATTTCATTAATACCTGTTGGTAATGTTAATGCTACAGTTGCTAATTATGTAATTCAAAATGTTGCAGAAAAACGTAAAGATTGTGTTGCATTTATTTCACCTCCATTATTAATTGGTACTTCTTCAGTAATTGCTACTCAAATAGCAAACTACAGAAATACTATTGTATCAAGTTCTTATGGTGTTATGGATTCAACTTGGAAATATCAATACGACAAATACAGCGACAAATATCGTTGGATTCCGATGAACGGTGATACTGCTGGTTTGTGTGCAAATACTGATAAAGTAGCTGATCCTTGGTTCTCTCCAGGTGGTTTTAATCGTGGTGTTGTTAAAAATATCATTAAAGTTGCATTTAATCCTAATGAAGCTCAACGTGATATTCTTTATCAAAATGGCGTTAATCCTATTGTTACGTTCCCAGGACAAGGTACTGTTCTTTATGGTGACAAAACTTTATTGAAAACTCCTAGTGCTTTTGACCGTATTAATGTTCGTAGATTGTTTATTGTTTTGGAAAAAGCAATATCAACTGCTTCTAAATATCAATTATTTGAATTTAATGATCAATTTACAAGAGCACAATTCAAGAATATTGTTGAACCATATTTAAGAGATGTTCAAGGTCGTAGAGGTATTACTGACTTCATGGTTAAATGTGATGAATCTAATAATACTCCTCAAGTAATTGATAGTAACCAGTTTATTGCTGACATCTATATTAAACCAAATAGATCTATCAACTTTATTACACTAAACTTCATTGCTGCCAAAACTGGTGCAAGTTTTGAAGAATTAGGCATATAAATATAACTAATAACGGTTGTAGCTATTAACTACAACCGTTACACTTAATTCAAATAGAGAGAAAAAAATGGCTAATATAAGTGAGTTTAAAGCAAATATGGTTGGTGGTGGTGCAAGATCCAATCAATTTAGAGTGGCATTACAATTTCCATCATGGGTTGGTGCTGGTACTGCAGCAATGGCAAAAGCACCTTTTTTATGTAAATCAGCAAGTTTGCCTGCTTCTACAATAGAAAATATTCCTGTACAATATATGGGTCGTAATGTGAACTTTGCAGGAGAAAGAACTTTTGCTCCTTGGACTGTTACTGTTCTTAATGATGTTGATTTTATTATTAGACGTGCATTAGAAAGTTGGTCTAATGGAATTCAACAATATGATTCTACTTTAGGTATTACTGCTCCAATGATGTATCAACAACAATTATCTGTTATACAATTGGATAGATCTGGTATTCCTCTTAGGGAATATGTTTTCCATGATGCGTATCCAACAGATGTAAGTGATATTCGATTAAGTTTTGAAGCAGCAAATACAATCGAAGAATATACTGTAACATTTAATTATAACTACTTCTCAATCGATCTTTAATAATAAGGTTTATAATGGAAATTTTTGGACTTAATTTAACCAAAAAGAAATTGAATCCTAAGCAGGTGGCGACAGTTGTTTCGCCACCTCAGGATGATGGTTCTGCTTTGGTATCTGCAGCAAATTATTACGGAATTTCTATTGATCTTGATGGAAGTTTAAAAAATGAAAATGAACTTATACGCAAGTATAGGGAAACTTGTAATTATCCAGATTGTGATTCCGCAGTTGAAGACATAGTTAATGAAGCAATTGTTAGCGATGGCGTAAATCCTATTGTGGAAATCAATCTAGATGATTCAAAAATTTCAGATTCTATTAAAAATAAAATCAGGGATGAATTTAAAATAATCTTAAATTTGATGAAGTTTTCTGATAAAGGTCATGACCTGTTTAGATCTTGGTATATCGATGGAAGACTTTATTTTAATATTTTGATAGATGAAGCAACAAAGAAAACAGGTATATCTGAATTAAGATATATTGAACCACAAAAAATTAGAAAAGTAAAATCTATAAAGAAATCTAAAACTCCTACTGGTGTTGAAGTCACAACTGGAGTTGATGAATATTATATCTATAATGATAAAGGATTAACAACAGGTACTACTCAAGGTGTTAAATTAAGTTTAGATACTGTTGCATATTGTAATTCAGGTTTATTAGATCAAAATACAGGTATTGTTTTAAGTTATCTTCATAAAGCAATTAAACCAACTAATCAACTAAAAATGATTGAGGATGCTTTAGTAATTTATCGTGTTTCAAGAGCACCTGAACGTAGGATATTTTATATTGATGTAGGTAATTTACCAAAATTAAAAGCAGAACAGTATGTACAAGACATTATGAATAAGTTTAGAAATAAACTGGTTTATGATGCAACTACTGGTGAAATAAAAGACGATAAGAAACATCTTTCTATGATGGAAGATTTTTGGATGCCACGAAGAGAAGGTGGTAAAGGAACGGAAATTACTACATTAGATGGTGCACAAAATCTAGGACAAATTGAAGATATCAATTATTTTCAAAATAAATTGTTTCAATCTTTGAATGTACCGATATCTAGATTAAGACCAGATGTTGGATTTTCGATAGGTCAATCATCTACTATTACAAGAGATGAAGTTAAATTCTCAAAATTTATTAATAGATTAAGAAATAAATTTTCTGGTATATTTTCTAATATATTAAGAATTCAACTAATAGCGAAAGGTATTATTCGTGAAGATGAATGGGAAGAAATATTAGAATGTATAAAATATAAGTTTCAACAAGATAACCATTATTCTGAATTAAAAGATGCTGAGGTTATTCAAAATAGACTTGCAACTTTAAATGCAATTGATCCATTTGTTGGAAGATACTTTTCAGTAGAATGGGTTAGAAGAAATGTATTATTACAAACTGAAGACGATATTAAAGAAATCGATAAACAGATGAAAGCAGAACCTGCTCCTGTTGATCCAAACCAACAACAATAGGAAATAAGATGACAGATTTTACAATAAATTTAGTTGATGCAATCATTTCAGGTAGAGCTACTGATATTGAAACTGCATTTCAAGAAGCAATTACTGATAAGATTTCTATTGCAATGGAATCTAGAAGAACTGAAATTGCACAATCTATGTTTAAAGAAAGTGTATTTGATGATGCAAGAAAAAAACAAGCCGATGATGAAAAAAAAGGAGTTGATCCTGATAAAGAATATAAATTGAGAATGAAAAGTGCCCAAAATACCCAACGAGTTAATAAAGCATTAACCAAAGAAGAATTTACTCTTGAAGATTATTCAGTTGAGGAACTAGAAGATTTCATGATGTCCGAAGACTTTGAACAATTAGATGAATTAAGCAGAAAGACGTTAAGTTCTTATATTGGTAAGGCTAGGAGTTCACAGAGTAATGCATTGAAGGATTTATACAAAGCTCCTGAAGGTTCAGACGAACGTGACAAAAATAGAAAGACAGCCAATAATAGAACTGATGGTAAAGAACGAGCTATAGATACCCTGAGAGGAAAAACCAATAATGACCGAGCCAAAAAAGGATTACCAACAAGATATTATACAGAAGAAATTGAACTTGAAGAAGCAGTTACTGCTAGTCAATTGATTGCTAACCATAATAGTTCAGACCATGGCGGTGCTCAACATTTCTCTAATGTTGATGGAAAACATCACTCTTGGAACTATGTTAAAAAGAACAAAGAAGGATCTAAGTATGAAGTTACTACTGATAAAAACGAAGCAGAGGGAATTGCTCACAAAGGTAAATTCTTAAAGATGCCAAAATGAAAACAATAGAAACTTCTATTAAGGAACATTATCACTTAGATGATGTTCCATCTATTCTTGTAGAGGAGTATTCTGCTCTCATTGAATCAGATAGATTTAGTATTGATCCTGTGGTTATAGAACTACGGGATAATCAATCTTCTCTACACAATAAGATAAATTATATGTTAGAAGACGATTCTATCGTTTCTATAAATACATATACGAGAAATAAATTACAAAATTTATTATTTAATAAATACAATGTAGTAGAGTATATGAATGAATCCAAAGATAATTTCTTTAATATCATTCAATTAATAATTTAAGGAAGTTATATGGCAACCGCTAAAACTATATTTAAAAAAACATACGGGGAAGCACTTGTAAAAGTTGCTGGAACTGCTGCAGCCGAAACAATAAACCTTGCTACCGATTTACTTGCAACTAATGATTCTCTTGTAGTAGGTGGAACTCCTACTGTAAATATTGCTGCTGTAACTTGGACAGGTGTTGCTGCAGGTATTATTACTATCACTAGAAATAATGTAATAGTAATGACTTTAAATGCTGGAGCATCTGGTTTCTTAGATTTCGGTGGTCAAATATTCCCACCTGAAGCAACAGAAAACACTAGCAATATTGTAGTTACAATTTCTGGCGGTCAAGCAGAATGCTGGATTAGATTAAGAAAAGTTTCTGGTTATAAAAATACAGATTACTTGACTGCTGCAAGTTCATAAGGATTTGAGATGAAATTAATCACAGAACAAATAATGGATGTTGAATATATCGTTGAAGCTGAACAAGGCAAAAAATCTCACTATATCAGTGGAGTTTTTATGCAAGCGGAGAAAGCAAATCGTAACGGTAGAATCTATCCTAAAGGTGTTTTAGAATCAGAACTAAACAAATACCAATCTTCTATAAACGAAAAAAGAGCACTAGGTGAATTGGGTCATCCTGAATCACCATCATTAAATCTTGATAAAGTTTCGCATCTTATTACTGCATTAAAATTTGAAGGTAATGATATTGTTGGAAAAGCAAAAATTCTTGATACTCCTATGGGAAATATTGCTAGAAACTTTCTTGATGAAGGTGTAAAACTTGGCGTATCTTCAAGAGGTATGGGAAGTGTTATGCAAAGAGGTTCCGTTAATGAAGTTCAAAAGGACTTTAGATTAGCAACAGTTGATATCGTACATGAACCAAGTGGAATTGATTGTTGGGTTAATGGCATAATGGAAGGTGCGGAATGGGTTTTCAATGCTTCAACCAATTCTTGGGTGTTAGCAGAACAAATTCAACAGGAACTACGGAACAAGAATA